TATCGGTACTTTGCAGGCCGGCTATACTGACTTTCATTATCTTCGTGACATTTGGAGGCGCACTACTGAAAAGGATGCCTTGGTTGGGGTCTCCATGACTGGTATTGCATCAGGAAGAGTTGAGCATCTAGATATGAAGAGAGCCGCCCGTGTTGTTAGAGAGGAGAACAGGAGAGTCGCGGAGCTTATAGGAATCAAGCCCGCCGCGAGAACAACATGTGTGAAACCAGCTGGCACCACCTCATTGGCGCTTGGAACTTCTTCTGGTATCCACGCTTGGCATTCGGACTACTATATTAGAAGAATGAGAGTGGGCAAGGGAGAGGCAATCTATACTCATTTGCAGATTTATCATCCAGATCTTATTGAGGATGAGTTCTTTAGACCACACGACACTGCGGTTATTAGCATACCTCAAAAAGCGCCACAGGGCGCGATAACCAGGGGAGAGTCAAGTATTGAATTGCTGGAGAGGATCAAGGAGGTCTCCACGGGATGGGTCAAGAATGGCCATCATCGCGGACAGAATACCCATAACGTGTCTGCTACGATCACAGTGAAAGAAGGCATGTGGGAGGAAGTAGCTGACTGGATGTGGAATAATAAAAACTTTTATAATGGCTTGTCCGTTCTACCTTTTTCAGAGCACACCTACAAGCAGGCTCCATTTGAAGATTGCACTGAGGAAGAATACGAAAGGCTCTTCTCTTCCCTGGACGATCTTGACGTGACTAGGATAGTTGAAATTGAGGATAATACAAACTTAAAGGGTGAGCTAGCTTGCGCCGGCGGCGCATGCGAAATTATTTAACAACTGCATAACGGTTGCTATATTGTTTGTGCTTACACAGGAGATTGAAAAATGAGCGATCTAACTACTGAAGAATACGTTGTAGAGTATATTAAGGCTTTTAAGGCCATTGAAGATGAGATGGAGCCTTATAAGGAGCACAAAAGAGACCTACGAAAGAACTATGTTCAAAATGGCTGGCTAACAAAAGATGAATTGCGTCAAGCTGTCCGCGCGTATCGCATGCTAAAGAAGGGCGACAATATTGATCAGTTTACTGATTATTTTGACAACATCAGCAAAAAGATCACTGGAGGTTAATGTGTTGCGTCCGCTGAATAAACACTTGGTTGTGCAGCCGATAGAGGAAGTCAAGACGGATTCTGGAGTACTTTTGCCTGAAGGCACAAAGATAAATAAGGATCCCTACAGGCTAGTTGAGGTGCTTGAGGCTCATGAGGCCTCTAATTTAGAAAGAGGCTGCCAAATTGTAGTACCTGCTCATGTTGTCGAAGAGGTGTCTTTTTTCGGGAAGACACACTATTTAGTACTTGAGAACCATGTCGTTGGCTTTTATGAGAAAGCCGAGTAAAATTTATTATGTACACTAACTTTCTTTTGACGCTGTTTTTAGTCAGTTCGTCTTCCGTACCACATTTCCATGGAAACCACGAGCCATTCGTCAATCCTATACAGACATATACCAGCGAAAGCGAGATCACATACGAAGAGCTTCACGACGAAGCCCTCTTTAATTGTCCTTTTGCTAATCCTGACTCTCGCAAGGGAAAGATCATCTCTGTCTTAATAGAGGTTGAAAAATCCTACGGCCTGCCAGCGTCTCTCAAGGGGATGCTCCTTGCAGCCGCATGCCACGAATCAGGTTACAATCCCAAAGCTAAGGGTGATCATAAGTTTTCTAAGAATAAGAGACCTCTCGCTATTGGGCTGTTTCAGATGTGGCCATGGTGGGAAAGAGCTTATAATATTGATAGGAGCAAGCCCAAAGAATCTGCAAACGCCTACTTAAAGCACGTAAAGTCTAAAATTCAGAAAGTTAAGTATTCTTGCAAGTATCGCTCTGAAAAGAAGACTTGGCTAGTTGCATGGGCCACTGCTATTAGAGCCCCGAAGAAGGGGGGCAGATGTGGAGAGACTCCAAAGTTTTATAAAATTTTAAGAAAATGGCACGAAAACATCAAGGAGGCCCGAGAGGCTTCTGGCGAATGTTATGAAGACGATGAAGAGCCGTGTGGTTGTTGACTTTTTTTGGGATAATGTCGTAATAGGCGCTGATTTAGATGCTGTTGAGTTCGCTCATGACAACAATTACTTTCTGATCAAGAATCGCCGTCCGCATCACCACTCTTATGAGAAGATCGAGGCTCTTTGGGCTGAAAAGAGCTACCAGCTTTACAATAGGGGCTTGTGTGTTTTCTCCGACAAAGCTCAATCCTTGAGGGTTGAACCAGAGGAGAAAATTATTAAAGTGTTCACGGGTAGCGCCACGTTTCTCGTACGCTATTCTAATTTGCACTTGTTTGATGCGGACAACGTCTCTGGCATCCCGATTGATAGGCAGCTCTTATATTATCGAGTTTTGGACTGGTTTGATTGCAAAGGCCTCTATGGACTACCAGAAGAGCAAATTACTACGACCGATAATTTTGTTAACAAGGTTGTATTTTTTAAAACGCCTCGAATAGACGGTGATCAAAAGTATCTAGATTTGTTGTGTGAGTCTTTTTTGACCGAGGAACAGTTAAAAAATTTTGACTATAGTGATACAATGGCCAGACTCAAGGCAGTAGGGATATTAAAAGAATATTGCGGAAAAGATATAGAGATGAAGCTTTGGAAAAGAGATGTGTACCCGGTTTATAAATGTCTTCAAAAAAACACATAGCCGGCATAGTTCCAGTATCAGGCATCAAATCGAATTTTGATATGCCATGGCATGAATCTCTTATGCCTTTGGCTCCTAATTATCTTGCAGTTGAGCGCAGCATTCTTGAGTGTGCATATGCCGGATGCAATACGATATGGGTTGTATGCTCCGATGATATTACTCCTTTAATCAGGTATCAGGTAGGAGAAATAATTCAAGACCCTGTTTATAATTACAGGCCTTACGAGCGGAACAGGCAGGACATAAAAAGGCCGATTAGAATATATTATATTCCTATAAATATTAGAGATATTAACAAAAGGGATAATCTTGCTTGGTCAGCTATTCACGGAGCACAAGTAGCCAGCAAGATAATGAAGAGCACAAGCTCGCATCTTGCTCCAGATAAGTTTTGGATTTCGTGGCCTTACGGATTCTATTCCCCGAGTTCTCCTAGGGATCTTCGAAGAGACGTGGCAGAAAAAGACGTCATGCTAAGTCATGACAGCAAAACGATCAAAGATAATCTATACTTAGGGCTCACTTTAACACCAAGCCAGGTGCAGCAATTGTATGAAGAGTCTAGGACAAGATCGACCGGGCTCTGGAAGAACCCAACTGAAAGAAAACAAAAATATTCAACACAGGATAGGTTCTCTTATAGAAACTTTAATTTGAAAGAAGTGTTTGAAACGCTTGATTGCTCTAATTATATATCGAAGGAAGTCGGTGATTATTACAGTTTGGATAACTGGCAAGATTATTGTCACTTTCTCTGCAACAACACATCCCTAAAGAGGCCTAAAATACTTAAGAGCGCTGAGTGGAATGAGATAGGCTTTGATGAGGAGGAATAAAAATGTTTAAAATAGATATAAGACATCTTAGCGAGAGGAAAATCACTTACTTGTCGCACGCTTCATTCGCGCTTGGGATCGGCCTGAGAATGGCTGTTTCTTCAGCTATGTTTTTTGTACATGCAGCTATGCCATTTGTTCAAATCCCCCAGCATTTAAACTTGGAATCCATGTCGATTTATCTTTTCGATAAAAATGTTGAAGTTGAAGATTGACTTTAAGTATAATATCACTATATTGTCTTTGTAAGTGAGGTTATAATTGAAGAGAGAAACACCCGAGATACCTTTTGTTGGTCTACATGCCCATAGCGTAGCTGGTTCTGTATTTGACGGCTTTGGATATCCACAAGATCATATGGACTTTGCCTACCAGAATGGCATGTCCGCACTGGCCCTGACAGACCACGGAAACATGAATGGCCTATCCTACCAAGTTCTTCATGCTAAGAAAATGAAGGACGCCGGAAAAAATTTCAAGCCAATTTTTGGAGTTGAGGCTTATTTTGTGCCTTCTATCAAAGAATGGAAAGAAGAGTACGAAAGGATCAAGCTAGACAAGAAGCAGGCTAGGAAAGTCATCAACGACACAGACAAGGTAGAAGCCGAAGACGAAGACGCCTCGAAGCGTAAATCGCAAAGTGCTATCAATTCTACCGGGCATCTTGTTTTGCTAGCTATGAACCAGACGGGCTTAAATAATATTTTTAAAATAGTTTCGGATTCACACCAGGGAGATAGCTTCTATAGAAAGCCGCGCTTAGACTATAAACTCTTAGAGAAGTACGGCGAAGGCATTATTGCTTCTTCTGCCTGCCTCGGGGGAGTATACGCTAAGGACTATTGGAATAATCGCGAGAACGGCTCCGAGGCTGTACTGGAGGCCATGCGTACAACTACTCGTCGCATGATTGGGTGCCTAGGCGATCGATGGTATGGGGAGCTTCAGTGGAATAATGTGCCAGAGCAGCATGAACTAAACAAGTATGTTATTCAGATGCATGAAGAATTCAACATTGAACTTGTTTCGACTGCTGACTCACACTATCCAAGCTCTGAAGCTTGGAAGGACCGTGAATTGTATAAGCGTCTAGGCTGGCTTGGCAAGTCTAAGGTGCCAGAGTACATGAAGTCAGAACTTCCAGTTGACATCGATGAGATGGGCATGGAACTATATCCAAAGAATGGCGACCAGATGTGGGAATCCTACAAGAAGTATTCGGAAGAGTGTGGGGTGACTTATGACGATGACCTCGTATACGATTCACTTGTGAAGACTCACTGGATCGCCCATGAGCGGATCGAAGACTTTATGCCAGATGACAC